TTATAAGAGAGGTGATTCAACATGTCTATGTCGGATGGAAGAAACGTCCTAAAGAAGATTGCATTCCAGGTAGGTAATAAATTTTTCCGCTTTGCCTTAAACCCTGAGAACATGACATATGTACGTCCACACCGTACAACTGTACTAAAAACAAAGAGTCGTATCATCGTTGAGGACTTCCAAAGTGATATCCCAACTTATACGATTAGCGGTACAACAGGTTTCAACCCTACAGGTAGAGCTTCAGACCGAGGGATTACTAAAATAAAAGAAATGAAAGCTTTCTTAGAAGACTATGCAGAGACAGGCGGTAATGGTAGAACTGCTGCTGAAGACTTTTACTTCCACAACTTCACAAATGATGAGAGCTTTGTAGTCCATTTATCTCCCGAAGGTGTTACCTACACACAAGATGTTAACGCTCCTTTAATGTATCGATACGAAATTAAATTCGTGGTACTTCGTAAATCTACTGATCCTGCGGATGATGACGTGGTGCAACCTGAAATCGGTAATAGATATCCTACGGTTAATCCAGGCGGAGGAAGCAGCGGTGGAGGTATGCCAAACGTAACTCCTCCTGGCGGAAGTATTTGGATTCCAAGCCCAATTCTACCACCACTAGGCGGGTCTATCGGAATGCCTACACCAATTTTACCTGGCGGAGGTTCCAATTCAGGTTCAGGTGGAAAAGGGAACGGGGGCTACGATCCAAGCTCAGGTAACGATGGGATATATAATAAAGATGACAACGGTATTTACATCCCAGGAACAGGAAAGAACCCTGTTAACCCACAGAGCCCTTCACCGTTATCATACCAATATGGGATGTCAGGATTAGGGTTTAACATCGGGTACTACGGAAGGTGGTATTAAGAATGGCAATTAAGAAACCGTTAGACCTCGTTAAATTCGTTTCTAGTGTGCCTGTGCTAAGTGATGGTACGATTCCATTCAACGTACTAGACGACTCAAAGGAGTTCGTTTCTACGTTGTACAAGCCCGTGTATAGTCTATCATCCGTTGCACGGTTAGTACTAGAGGATATTAAAACGGATAAGATCGAACTAATCAATGTGGAGCTAGACCCAAACACAATCGTAGCCAAGGTTATGAAAAGTGACCTAGCTTCCTACAACCCGAGAATCTATGCACTAATGACATCGGTAGTTTTAGAATCATTCGCTTTGCTATACAGCATCGAAGCTGCTAGTACGAACTTACAGTACATAGCTGCAAAGGATTTCCTACGAATCAAGGAAAACATTAACTACCTTGCAGACTACTTCGGTACAGAAAAGAAATACCGCAGCATGATCGAAACTCTCCGAAACATGCATATCTCATTTGGGTACTTAGAAAATCAAGTTGACGTTATCATGAGCAACAACTGGACGGTGAGATAATGGTTAAATTCAGAAAGAAAATTGTATCTTATGGGGACACAATGCAGGCGATCGCTCAACAAGAGTTTGGGGATATGTCACGATGGGTAGAGTTAGCTAGATTCAATAACCTGCGCTACCCTTATATTGTAGACACGGTAGAAGAGAAAATGGTAAACCCTGACCATCTACTAACAATCGGGGACACGTTAATGATTCGAGTATCAGAGGACACAGAAGCGGAACTAATCTCTACGTTAAAAAGAACAAATGAGTTTGACCAGGAAGAAATCTACGCACTATCACTAGGTAAAGACCTAGACATTCTACCGTTACCAAAGCAGTTCGGTAGTCCTGGGTGGGACGCTGAAATACTAGAACTGAAAGATGATGGTAAGGGTGATGTTAGAACGATTAGAGGTATTGAGAACTTAAAGCAATCTTTATACATTCGACTAATCACTCCACTGGGAAGTTACCTGGGGCACCCTCGATATGGTTCTAGAGTCCATGAGTATATCGGTAAGAAGAACACGGAAGAGAATGCTTCACTATTAGCTGTAGAGATTGAGAGAGCGATGAGAACAGATGGTAGGGTTCGAAACATTGAAAAGCTCGGGCACTCGATTAGCGGTAACACGTTTACAGCAGCATTCAAAATCTTCTCGATTGCACTAGACGAAGCCTTTATCTTAGCAGTGCGTGCAGGGGAATCAGGTCGATTGCTACTGGATGACAACTTTAACGAAAACAACATGAGATAGGAGGTTTACAAATTGAGATATAAACAAATGACAGAAATCTACTCAAGACTAGTAGACCATACGATTACGAACACAAGAAAGATCAACGACTTCTCAATCGGTAGTGCCATGAGAGCGATATACGAAGCGATTGCTACAGAGCTAGAACAGTTCTATGTGTTAACAGAAGAGAACATTCAGGAAGCTATTGCAGCAGGGGTATATGCTTCATTCGGATTTAATAGAAAGCCACCACGTAAAGCCTACGGTAAGGTGCAGGTTGTTTTCCACAATGCGTTGCAGCAAACGGTATCTCTACCGAGAGGTACACGCTTCACATCTAGTTTATCTGATTACTCGAATACATACGAAACATTAGTGGACTACTACATCCCACAAGGGACAGTAACTGCTGAAGTACAAGTGTACTGCACGATCCCTGGGGAGATTGGTAACATCCCTGCAAACATAATCGATATCATGATGACTCCTCTAGCAAACATTAAGACAGTGAACAATGCTCAGGCATTCCAAACTGGACAGAATGAAGAGCCGCTAGATGAAATGAAGTCTCGTTTCCGTTCATACATTGAATCTTTAAGTAAAGGTACAGTCCCTGCTATCGAATATGGTACTCGTTCAGTAGACGAAGTAGCGGGTGTATGGATTGACGAACAGACAGGTCTTATCAACGTGTACGCTCATGACCGAAACGGAGACTTACCTGAAGATGTTTTGGCTAAAATTATCGCAACATTGGAAAATTTCAGACCCGCAGGTATTCCTGTTAGCGTTAAGCCCGTAGCACGTAGAACAGTAGATGTTGATGTTAAACTAATATTAACAAACAAATCTGCAATTACAAAAGCGTTCCAGGATAAAGTCGTAGGAGAGGTTTCACGATACTTAAACAACATGCAGACTTCACAAAGTTTAATCCTTTCTGATCTGACTAGTGTTATTAAAAGTCTCGACAAGCAACTTATCTACGATATCACATTTGTCAAACCAACAGGAAACATCATTGTTGC